CGTTGGCTTCATGTCGCGTGTATCGCGCATCGCACGCGTTCACCAAGAGGGTCTGAGTGATACCGTCAGTCGCGGTGGACCGCGCGTGACGTACGAGCGCCGCCGCCTGCTGGGCTTCTCCCCTGCTGATGTGGAACAGGTCCGCGACCTGATCATCGATCACCTTCGAGGGCAGTGACGTAGCCCTGTCCGCTACACCGTGACTTGGTAGTGCCGCCCCACGCTGGCGGCGAGGCTGGACGTGTCCCGCGCACGGTCCCGCCATGTCCACGTTTACCGCTATTGAAGTTGACAAGCTGCCCGCACCGGATGTGTTCGAGCAGCTGACCTTCGAGCAGATCTATGCCGAGCGCCTGGCCGAGTTCCGCGTGCTGCTGCCGGACTACGACGCGGTGGTTGAATCTGACCCGATCATCAAACTGTTGCAGGCCAGCGCCTACCGTGAGCTGCTGTTGCGCGAGCAGTTCAACGAACGTGCCCGTGGCCTGCTGCTCCCCTACTCGCGCGGCAACGATCTGAACAACTTGGCCGTCCCGTTCGGCGTAGCCCGGAAGCTGCTGCAGCCGGCCGATCCGGAAAACACCACCCCGGCTGTCTACGAGAGCGATTCCGATTTCCGCCGTCGCATCCAGCTGGCCCCGGAAGGGCTGTCAGTCGCCGGCCCCGAGGGCGCTTATATCTTCCACACTCTGTCTTCCAGTCCGGACGTGCTGGACGCTAGCGTGACCAGCCCCAGCCCCGGCGAAGTGCTGGTGACGGTACTGGCGCGTGATGGCGACGGCACGCCCAGTGCCCCGCTGCTGGCCAGCGTCACCGCCGCGCTGATGGATGGCAACGTGCGCCCCCTGACGGACTACGTGACCGTGCAGGCAGCGCGGATCGTTCCGTTCGAGATCCACGCCCAGGTCACCACCTTCAACGGCCCGGACGCCGCGCTGGTCATTGCCGAGTCGCAGCGCCGGCTCACCGAATACCTGAGCCAGTCCCAGCGGCTTGGGCGGGACGTGCCGGTGTCGGCCATCTACTCGGCCCTGCACGTGGAAGGCGTCCAGCGCGTGGCGCTGACCAGCCCCACTGCCGATCTGACCATTGACGACCAGGCCGCCGCGTATTGCACCGTCGTGGACGTCCAGCACGCCCCGTTCAATGGCTGAGCGCACTTCCCTGCTGCCCCCGAACGCCACGGCGCTGGAACGCGCCGCTGAGCGCGTGGACGCGCAGCTGGCGGACGTGCCCATGTCGCACCAGCACCTGTGGAATCCATGGCAGTGCCAGGCCACCTTCTTGCCCTACCTGGCATGGAGCGTGTCGGTGGACACGTGGAACAGCGACTGGCCGGAGTATGTGAAGCGCTCGCAGATTGCCAGCTCGTTCTCCATCCAGCGCCACAAGGGCACCGCGCAGAGCATCGCCGACGTGGTGGCCAGCTTCGGTGGTCAGGTCCAGATCGTGGAGTGGTGGCAGACCACCCCGAAGGGCACGCCGCACACCTTCGAACTGCAGCTGACCCTGTCGGGCCAGAACGGCACCGAGGTGTCAGCCGAATACGTCAATCAGGTCATGGCCGCTGTCCAGCGGGCCAAACCTGTGCGCTCCCACTTCACCTTCACCCAGGGCGTAAACGCCGTGGGGTGCATCGGCGTCCTCGGCGTGATCCGGACCTTCGCCTCTGCGCGACTGGACATGGCCGCCATCGAACCACAGGAATTCCCATGAGCCTCCCGCAGATCACCATTACCCCGGCCGGCTTTGCCGCCATCGTCAATGCAGAACACGACGGGACTGCACCTGTTCGCATCAGCCACGTAGGCGTTACGCCGCAGGCGTTCAACGTGGATACCGTGGGCGCGGCGATGCCAGGCGAAATCAAGCGGATCAGCACTTTTGGCGGCAAGGCTGTCGCAGTCGATACCCTGCACCTGAACATCCGCGACGACAGCTCTGACACTTACACCCTGCGCGGTTTCGGGCTGTACCTGTCCAATGGCGTGCTGTTCGCCGTTTACTCGCAGGCCACACCGATCATGGAGAAGGCGGCGGCCGCTACGCTGCTGCTGGCCACCGACATTCGCTTCGCCAAGATCACCGCTACCAGCATCGAGGTGGGCGATGTGGACTTCATCAATCCACCCGCCTCCACCACGATTGCCGGCGTTGCTCGGTTCGCCACGGATGATGAGGCGGCGGCTGGAGCGGGCAATGCGGTAGCTATGACCCCCGGCGGCGTCGCCATTTACGTCGACAAGCGCTTCGGCAGCGGCGCGCCTAGCGATTTCTTCAAAGGGCTGATGACCAAGGCGACCGCAGCCCTGCTGCGCGCCGCGCTGGGGCTGAAGTCGGCGGCCCTCAAGGATGACGGTATCGGAAACGGCCTGGACGCCGATCTGCTGGACGGTCAGCAGGGAGCCTACTACCTCGAATACAAGAACATCACTGGCTTGCCCACCCAGTGGACGCCTGCCCCACATACTCACCCGGTTTCGCAAGTTGATGGTTTGCAGGCCGCGCTGGACGGCAAGGTGAACAAAGCCGGCGACACGATGACCGGCACTCTCAACATGCTGGCGGCCGCGTTGCGATTGTCAAAGACTGCTTCGACCATCACCTTGCACGACGACGCGGGGCGCGCCACCAATCTGCCGAACATCCAGATTTTGGCCGGCCTGAACAACCCGACAGACGGACACGGTGTCATCATTAATCGCGTCGCCACTGGCGCACTTGCGCTGTGGGCACGCGCGGGTGAGTGTCGGCTGACGATAGGGTCGGAACACAACCACAACGTGATGCAGGGGAACTTCACTGTTTCCAATGGCGCGGTAACGGTCGGGCAAAGTGCAACGGCATCGCTGAATCTTTACGACCGGACCGATAGTACGTCTTACTGGTCAAACTACATGCAAGGCGGAGTGCTGAACTGGTGGCACAACACCAAAGGCAACCTGATGTTCCTCGATCCGGGTGGTCGCCTGACTGCCGTCTCGTTTGGCTCGGGTTCGTCAGTCGCATTGAAGGAGATCGAGGGGGAACTTCCGTACGGGCTGGAAGAAGTGCGCCGTGTGCGTACGCTGGTGGGCAAGTACAAGGAAGATTTCAGCGCCGATCAGAGCCGCCGACTGTTTATCGATGCTGACCACCTGGCCGGCATCATGCCCGAAGCCGTGAACGCCGAGATGGTCGAGTACAACGGCCAGAGGCATGCGGGCATCATGTGGGAGCAGACGATCCCGCCTCTTTACAACGCAGTCTCCCAACTGGCCCAGATCGTGGACGACCTGCTGGAGAGCGTGACCCGCCTGCAGGAGCGCAGCCAGTGAGCGGCTATTTCGCCAGCGGCGTCAACTTTGACGACCTCTTTGACTTCTACGTGCAGGGCGGACAAGCGCCAGCGTGCGGCTTCACCACTCCAGACGGGCGCGACTTGAGTGCCCGTTATGCTCCACTGGCCGTTGGCCAGAAGCGGGCGGATGTTGGATTCTCCGGCGTCCAGGGCTATGACGTCAGCAACCTGTGGGCCGCAAAAGGCACAGCCACCTACAGCCTGGGCTTTAACGGCGGGAACTACGCGCGTTCTGCCCTTGCACTGACAAACCAGCAGGGCACGGTCGCGGCCAGCGTGGGGCTGGCCATCAACAGCGATGGCACGTGGGTAATCACCAGCTCCAGTACCCGCGAGGGCGGTCGCACCGAGGCGTCGGGCACGTGGCTTCCAGCCGGCGGCAATGTGGGCGATTATGAGGTTCAGTTCGGAGTTGCCACGTCGCAAGGTGGCGGCGGCTCTATATCGAATTCGGCACCCAGCTATCAGAATCTCGGTGCCTCTCGCACCGTGGGCATTTCTGCAAGCGCGAGGGCGGCCAGCACCGAAAACATAGATCACTCCATCCACGTCGTCTGCTATCTGCGCCGGATCAGCACAGGCCACACGACCGTCACATCCTGTTCGATGCGCGCCATGGCCACCGGCTGGGTTTGACTTTCCAGCCGCCGTTGTAGGCCAAGCGCGTACAGGCGTATCCACGTGCGCGCGCGAGACGCACGAATGACCATGGCGGCATGTCTACTGCCGCCGACCAGCGCATCAGCAACCTCATTCGCACCGGTACCGTTACCGATGTGAAGGGCGCGCTTTGCCGCGTGCAGGTCGGGGATATGGTCACCGACTACCTGCAATGGCTGGTGGCTTACGCCGGTCAGGTCATCGTGTGGAACCGCCCAAGCATCGGGGAACAGGTCGCGGTGCTGTGTGGTGACGGCGATCTGGCCAACGGCATCGTGGTGCGCGGTCTGTACAGCAACGCCTTCCCTGCCCCGTCCGACAGCGAGTCGCTCACCTTGATCCGGTTCGCGGACGGCGCTCAGGTCAGCTACGACAGCGCCGCCCACGCCCTGCTCGCCACTCTCCCGGATGGCGGTACCGCCCAGGTCACGGCCCCGGGCGGCATCACCCTCAACGCGAACGTGACCATCAACGGCCTGCTCACCGTGCAAGGCGACGCCAAGGTTTCCGGAACGGCAACCGCGGCCGCCGATGTGGTCGGGGCTGGCATCAGCCTGAAGGACCACAAGCACAGCGCCGTGCTGCCCGGCAGCGGCACGTCGGGGCCGCCGGCATGAGGGGCATGAGCAACCGCACCGGCAAGCCGCTGGACGATGAGCAGCACCTGTCCCAGTCCATCGCCGACATTCTCACCACCCCGATTGGCTCCCGCGTCGGCCGACGTGACTACGGGTCGCTTCTGCCGGAGCTGATCGACCAGCCGTTCAACTCGCTGACGAAGCTGCGCTTGTTCGGTGCCATCGCCACCGCGATCAGTCGCTGGGAACCGCGCATTCGGCTTACGCGCGTGTCCGTCGAGAAGGGCGACCTGCCCGGCAGCTTCATTTTCAACCTGGTGGGCCAGCGCGCCTCCCAACGCCGGTCCGGCGAATACACCCGTCTGACCGTTCCCCTGACCTACCGCAAGCCCTAAACAGGAGTTCCCATGGACTACCACCACGGCGTACGCGTCATCGAAATCAACGGTGGCACCCGCCCCATCCGTACCGTCGCCACCGCCATCGTCGGTATCGTCTGCACCGCAGAGGACGCCGATGCAACCGTCTTCCCGCTGGATCGCCCGGCCCTGATCACCGACGTGCTGGGTGCCATCGGCAAAGCCGGCACCAAGGGCACCCTGGCTCCGACACTGCGCGCCATCGCCGACCAGTCCAACCCGGTCACCGTCGTAGTGCGCGTGGCGGCCGGCACGGACGATTCGGAGACCACCACCAAGGTGATCGGCAAGGCCGATGGCTCCAACTACACCGGCCTGCAGGCGCTGCTGGTAGCGCAGGCCCAGCTGGGCGTCACCCCGCGCATCCTGGCCGCCCCCGGCCTGGACACCCAGCCGGTGACTGCTGCAATGGCCGTGGTGGCCAAGAAGCTGCGTGCGATGGCTTACGCCAGCTGCGCAGCCAGCGCCTCGGTGGTCGAGGCCGTGGCCTATCGCGACCAGTTCAGCCAGCGCGAGCTGATGCTGCTCTACCCGGACTTCGTGGCGTGGGATACCACCGCCAACGCCACCCATCCGGCGTATGCCACCGCGCGTGCGGTGGGTCTGCGTGCGCTGATCGACAAGGAACAGGGCTGGCATAAGTCGCTCTCCAACGTCGGCGTGCAGGGCGTCACCGGTATCAGCCGAGACGTGCATTGGGATCTGCAGGACCCGTCCACTGACGCGGGTGTGCTCAATGCGGCCCAGATCACGACCTTGGTCAACGCCACCGGCTATCGCTTCTGGGGTTCGCGCACCTGTAGTGACGATGAACTGTTCGCCTTCGAGACGGCGACCCGGACGGCACAGATCCTGGCCGACACCATCGCGAACGCGATGCTGACATACAGCGACAAGCCGCTGCACCCGTCGCTGGTTCGCGACATCCTCGAATCGATCAACGCCAAGTTCCGCGAGCTGAAGAACGCCGGCTACATCATCGACGCCACCGCCTGGTATGACGAGGCGGCCAATCTTCCCACTGGCCTGTCTGCCGGCCAGCTGTTCATCGACTACGACTACACCCCGGTGCCTCCGCTGGAGAATCTGGTCCTCAACCAGCGCATCACCGACCGCTACTTCGCCGACTTCGCCTCGCGCATCGACGCCTAAGGACTTCCCATGCTTCCCTCCAAACTCAAGCAATGCAACCTGTTCAACGCCGGCAACAGCTACCTGGGCGAACTGACCGAGTTCAAGCTGCCCACGCTGACCCGCAAGGTGGAGGAATACCGCGCCGGCGGCATGGCCGGCCCCATCGACGTGGACATGGGGCAGGAGAAGATCGAGGCCGAATGGAAGTGCGGCGGCCTGATGCGCGATGTGCTGCGCCAGTACGGTGCAATCACCCATAACGCGGTGCAGCTGCGCTTCTGTGGTTCGTATCAGCGTGAGGACAGCGGTGAAGTGGATGCCGTGGAAATCGTCATCCACGGTCGTCACACCGAGATCGACTCCGGTACCGGTAAAGCGGGCGACGACACCGAGTTCAGCGTGAAAACCACCGCGAGCTACTACAAGCTCTCGATCAACGGCCGTACCGAAATCGAAATCGACATGGTCGGCATGGTCTTCATCGTCAACGGTGTGGATCTGCTGGCAAAGCACCGCACCGCCATCGGCGCTTGATCGCCGTTCCACCACAACGCGCCCGGCCACGGCCGGGCCATTTCTGAGAGAGAATCATGAACCACAACGAGTTCCCCAGCGCATCCACCCAGACCGCCGCCACGGTGCCGCCCTACGATTCCCACCGCGTCCTGCTGGTCGATGACGCCGGAGCGCTTCCGGGCCAGCCCACCGCCAACGCGACGACCAACCAGCGCCTCGACGCCATGGTAGAGAAGCTGGAAGAGGTGGTGCGTGCGGCCAACCAGATCACGCTGGAAGTGCCCATCAAGCGCGGCGATCAGCTGATCACCGATGTGGCGCTGCGCAAGCCGGACGCCGGCTCGCTGCGCGGCATCAAGCTGATGGATCTGCTGCAGATGGACATGGTCGCGCTCAGCACGCTGCTGCCGCGCATTTCCTCGCCTGCCCTCACGTCCGCCGATGTGAACAAACTGGACCCGGTTGACCTGATCAGCCTGGGCACTGAAGTGAGCACTTTTTTCGTGCCCCGGAAGGATCGCGCATCACAGCCTGCGTAGAGGATGCGATGGCCGACGTGGCCACGATCCTTCACCTGTCCATCGCCGAAATGTCGGCGATGGATCTGTTTGAACTGATGGAATGGCGGCAACGGGCCGTCGAAAGAAGCGGAGCCACACCGTGATACAGTCCGCCCATGGAACTGCTGATCGCTCTTGTCGTCCTCGCCCTGCTCGCCTGCGTAGGGGGGCTGTTGCTCTGGGCATTCAGCGCGCTGTGCAGTTTCGTGGCCGCTCTCTTCAACGGCACCAGCGCAGTGCCGCCGGGCTGATCTGCCGGGTTGTCGGCTAATGGCCGACACCCTCCGCCTCCAAGTCGTACTCCAAGCCCTTGACCGGGCCACCGGTCCGTTCCGCAAGATGATGGCCGGCAGCAAGGGGCTGTCCAGCGCCCTGCAACAGCAGCGCGACCACCTCAAGCGGCTGAACAACGCCCAGCGCGACGTAAGCGCCTTCCGCGCGCAGATGCAGGCTGCGCGTGGCATGGAGCAGTCCCATACCGCCGCGCAGGACCGCGTGCGTCAGCTGGCGCAGCAGATGGCGCTTGCCGCCAGCCCCTCGCGCAAACTCAGCAACGAGTTCAAACAGGCCA